GTTGGCCGTTGGCGGTCAGCCTATTAGAGTCGCAGCTTTGCAGCAGCTAAATAAAGACCGGGTTAGCCAGAAAGTCGCTCAGGTCCACTTCACTCTCCGCACCGCTGATGCAGCGTCCCAGCGCCATGATGAGCGCCATGGCCGCATCGATCTTCTGCTCAGGGCGAGACTTGCGTGGGTAGACGTTGCCCCTGGCATCGTAGTGACCGACCACATTGCTGAGGCACCAGTCCAGCACGGGATTGCCGTCGTGCCGAACGCGGCCAGCCAGCATCGCCGCTCCGAGCTCCTTAGTCGGTTCCGAGAGGTTGCCGGTGCGCATGTGGAACTCCACCACCGGCAGCCCATCGGCCGCCAGCGCCTGGCGCATCTGCCGCGCCTGCCATGGATCAAAGGCCAGGCTGCGGACCCGGAACTTCTCTGCGAGTGCGCGGATGTCGTCCTCGACCGTCTGCATGTCGGTTTCGTTGCCCGGCGTGACGCTCAGCCAGCCTTCCGCCGCCCAGCCCGGATACGACGGGTTCCGCGCCTCCAGCACCGCCTCCTCGTTCAGGTAGCAGCGGGCGAAGACGTCGTAGTGCGGCTTGCCGTCCGAGCCGCGGCGCGGGAACACGAGCGTCAGGGCCGTTAGGTCGGTAGTAGCCGCCAGATCCACGGCCACGTGACAGTCGCGGCCCGCCATGTCCTCCAGGGTGAGGCTGGGATCCGCGCAGGCCTTCCAGGCGCGGGTGCTGAACAGCGCCTCATCGGCACCGACCCAGATGTTGAGGTGGCGCGTCTTGGCCGCGGCCTCCTGGGCCGGGTTGTTCCTGGCCTGCCGCATGATGGCGCGGATCGCGTCCGGCTGAACCGCTTGGCCCCAGGATGGGTTCGCCTTGATCCAGGAGGTCTCTTCCCAGGGGTCATCCCCCTCATCCACCGTGTAGATCAGCGCGAAGAGCCGCTCGTCCTCCTGCACACCGTCCAGAACCCGGACGGCATAGTCCCACATCTGCCGGCCGATGCCGCTGTTGTTGCCGGTGGCCGTGCTGATCGACAGCAGCAGCGGATGGCGTCGCTTGCCCATGGCGGTCAGCAGGACGTCGTAGACCAGAGCCGTGCGGTGGCTGGCCAGCTCATCACAAACCGCCACGGTCACGTTTAGCCCGTCGAGCGACTTGGCGTCGGAGGAGACCGGCACGAAACGGCTGGCGGTGTTCTCCTGGTAGATGGCGTTGGCTCGCTCGGCCACACCGAAAGCCTGGCGGAACTCGGGGCTGCGGCGGACCATCTGCTGGGCGGCGTCGAACAGGATGCGCGCCTGGTCACGGGTCACCGCGGCGGCATAACCCTCGGCACCGCCCTCCCCTTCGATAAAGGTCAGGTAGAGCGCAATCGGGGCAGCGAAGGTGGTCTTGCCATTGCCACGGGGTACATAGACCACCGCCTGGCGGAACCGGCGGCTGGTGGAGCCGCGCTCCACGAAGCCAAAGAGGTTGACAAAGACGAACCGCTGCCAGCCCATCAGGCTCAGAGGGCGCCCCGCCTCCGGCCCCTTGATGTTGGGCAGCTGCTCGGCGAACAGCATGGCCGCTTCCGCCAAGTCGGCGCGGAACTCCCAGGGGCCAGCACCGCCCTCTGCCGCGGCCTTGTCGGCGAGGAAGCGCTGGGCTGCCTGGCGCACATACTGGCAGGCCGGAATCTCACCCTCGACCACCGCCTCGGCATAGGCCGCAGCGGCCGTCACGCCAGGGCAGAGCTCCTGAGTGTCAGGACGCGTCTTGGCGGCCATGGATCACCTGCAGGCGGGTCCAGGGGCTGTTCTGGGCCGGTTCCTCAACTTGGCCGGCGGCGAGACGGGGCCGGGCCGCCGGACTGAAGCCCAGTTCTGCGGCGGCGCGCAGCATAATCTCCGCCGCGTGCCGGATGATGCGCAGATACGGTGACGGGATCGGCTGACCGTCCTTGCCGCGGGTCATCAGCGGCAGGGACGAGCTGGCATCGAGTTTCGCCTGCTGCTGGACGGCGGTGCGATGGCGATCCTCCGCCTCCACCCAGACCGCCAGCACGCCGCGGTCGATCGCCCTCAGCAGCCCGCGTGCGGCATGCGTCATCGCATAGGCCCAGCTCTCTTGCTGCCCCGGACTCATCCAGTCCGGCGCGGTGGCCGCCAGCTCGCCCTCCGGCACCGGCTCACCCGCCCGAACGCGGCCGTGGCGCGTGGTGTTGAAGGAGCCGCGGAGCTGGTGCAGCTGGGTCGGGATCGGCTTGGGACCAGGGCGCGGCATCAGACGGCCTCCACCGCCTCAGCACGGCGTTCCTCAGCCACGGCAGCAAAGGACCGGCCATCCGCCTCCAGCACCGCCTCCTGGCCGGCAAAAGCCTGCCAGCGCAGCACTGCCAAGTCGACATAGGCCGGATCGAGCTCCAGGGCATGGCAGGCGCGGCCGGTCATCTCTGCTGCGATCAGTGTGGTGCCGGAACCAGAGAAGGGCTCATAGATGGCCTGACCGGGCGAAGAATTGTTCTCGATCGGCCGGCGCATGCAGGACACCGGCTTCTGGGTACCGTGGACGGTCGCCGCATCTTGGTCGCGCGAGGGAATGGACCAGAGGGTGGTCTGCTTGCGATCGCCGGACCAGTGCCCCTTGGCACCGCCGCGCACGGCGTACCAGCAGGGCTCATGCTGCCAATGGTAGTGGCCGCGGCTCATCACCAGCCGGTCCTTGGCCCAGATGATCTGGGCGCGGATCTGGAAGCCGGACGCGGTGAGGCTCTCGGCCACGGTGGTGGCGTGCAGGGCACCGTGCCAGACATAGGCCACCGCGCCGGGAAACAGCGCCCAGGCCTCCCGCCAATCCGCCCGATCATCGTTCAGCACCTTGCCGGTGCGGGCGGTCTTGCTGCCCTCCAGCGCCGCATTGCGCCAGGAAGGGTCATACTCGACGCCATAGGGCGGGTCGGTGACCATCAGGTGCGGCACCACGCCGTTCAGCGCCCGCTCCACAGCCACCGCATCGGTGCAGTCGCCGCAGACCAGCCAGTGTCGGCCCAGCTGCCAGACATCGCCCAGGCGGCTGACCGGTACTGCTGGCGTCTCGGGCACTTCATCCGGGTCGGTGAGCCCCGCGCCCTCCTCCGCCGCCAGTGCCGCCAGCTCGTCGTCGCTGAAGCCGGTCAGCGACAGGTCGGCGCCCAGGCCAGCGAGATCCGCGAGTTCGTCGCGCAGCATCGCTTCGTCCCAGCCGCCGTTCAGGGTGAGCTTGTTATCAGCCAGCACATAGGCGCGGCGTTTGGCCTCGGACCAACCGCGGGCGACCATCACCGGCACTTCCGCAAGACCCAGGCGCTGCGCCGCGAGCACCCGGCCATGGCCCGCGATGATGGTGCCGGCCTCGTCTACCAACACCGGCACGGTCCAGCCCCATTCCTGGATGGAGGCGGCGATCTGCGCGACCTGCTCTGCCGCATGGGTGCGGGCGTTACGGGCATAGGGCGTCAGGCGATCGAGAGGCCAGCGCTGCACCTGATCCGCGGGCCAAGTCGTGCTCTGCATCGATGCGATCTCCCGTCCGGCAAATTGGTCGAATGTGCAACCGTGAAAAATCTGCGGGGGACGCGGTCTGGGGCCGCTGGGCTCCAACTTTCGACCCGCCCCCCAGGGTTGACCCCTGAAATGCAAAACGCCCCGGCAGGAGCCGAGGCGCAAATCATCATCATGATGAGAGTGTACCTCGAGCGTCGTACAACAGCGAGCAGAATCAGAAAAGATAATGGCTGCGACATCAACCTTAGAGAGCGAGGGTCACCGCATGTTCCAGTGCTCTACCAAGCGCGTGAGAGCCGCCAGCACTTGACCCAGGGCAACGTCCGGGCGCATCCCAGCGCGTTCGGCGATAGCACGAACGGAGAGGTTCTCGAGGATCAGCGCGTCGCATAGGCCTCGTGCGCTTGGCCCGAGTGCAGCATGCGCGGCCTCCAGGGACAGCTTCGCATAGACCTGGCGTTCAGTGCAGTGTCTTGGCACCGGCACCGCTTCCCTGAGCGAGCAAGGCAGGCCGCCCTCCACAGCTTCGGCGAGCGCGAGATACCGGCTGCAGACCTTCCACTGCGCGCAACTGATGGTGCCGGCTTTCCACATCTGGTCATAGCGACAGATCAGGAGGGGACGCGAGGGAATGGCCATGGTTGCTCGTTCCTGACGCTGCGTCCAGGAGCACGGTGCGTTCGGACGTGGCGACACGCAGCCGGACGCTCTGGACCGATGAGGTAGCGCGGAGGGAGGGTTCATCCAGCGACGCTAGCGACGCATGCGACGCATTTTCCATATGATCGCTCTACACGCGCGCGTGGCGCACTATCCGGAATTAGCGTCGCAAGTGTCGCTGGCGTCGCTGGAGCCCGCCGCACGTCAGCCGTCACGTTCCTGCCAATGCGCCTGGACCGTGTCGGGCTTGACCCGGATGCCGAGAAAGCCGCGCCCGCGGAACTGCCTGCAGTCCTTTGCTCGCATGAAGCCCTGACGCTCCAGCATCGTGGCGAACCACTTCGCGCTCCGCGGATCTTCCGCACGGCTCACGGCATAGCTGCGCCAGGACGTGAAGAGAACTGTATTGGCATCACCCCAGTCAGGGCTCTGGTCACAGCACTCCTCCACCCATTGCGCCAGCACATCCTGTTCGGCGAAGTACTCGGCGGTGGCGTCGAGCACGGCTTCGGGGCGCTGCAGGCCGTCCTGTTGCCAGGCCAAGCATCCCTCGATCATCCAGCGCAAGATCCCTGGCCACTCCGCACGCAGCTTATCCGCCAGCGTGGGATCTGGACGCGATGGCTTATGGAGGAAGGGCACCACGTTGAATCGCCTGCGGGCCGCATCGTCGACGTTGCGGAGTGCCGGCTTGTGGTTGCCGCTGATGGTCAGCTTGAAGGCCGGCGTGAAGGTGAAGAAGTCCTGGCGCATGTACCGCGCCGTCACCGGATCACCGCCGGTCAGTGCCTTGATGCGCGCCTCGGCCCAGGCACGTCCCTCCTCCGTCTCGGTGGTCATCACCATGCGGGCACCGTGCAGCATGGCCAGATCCGTGGGGTGCCGGTCACCCTGCGAGGCGGTGAAGGTGTCCATGGCCGCGTTGGTGGCGTAGGCCCCAAGGATGCCGGCCATGGTGACCAGCAGTACGCCTTTGCCGTTGCCACCCGGTCCGTAGACGAAGAGCAGGGCGTGCTCCTGCGTCACACCGGTGAGGCAGTAGCCGAACCAGCGCTGCAGGAAGCCGATCAGGTCCTGGTCCCCGGCGCAGGCCTGCAGCAGGAAAGCAAGCCAGGTCGGGCATTGCGCCTGCGGCGCCGGTGTAACGGCTGTACTGCGGGAGATCAGGTCTTCCTGGCGTGCCGGACGGACCTCGCCGGTCCGCAGGTCCACGGTGCCCTCCGGTGTGCCGAGCAGCCAAGGGTCGCGATCCCAGGCGGCGCTGGTCACCGCGAAGGCGCGGTCGGCCTGGACGAAGCGCTCCACACCACTGGCGAAGGCCGCCTTGCCGGCTGCCGTGATCGCCTTGCCCTCACCGGCGGAGGCGGCGCACTGCCGGGCCAGATTGCGCGCCCAATCAAAGGCGAGCCGGGTCTCCTCGCGCTGCCACACCGCGCCAGTCCAGCGGTACCACGTCCCGGCATGGTGACAGAAGCGCAGGCTGTCCCGGTGGCGCTCTACAAAAGCCGCGGCCACGCTGTCCTCCGTAACTGGGCCGGTACCGTCTCCTTCGTCACGCTTCACCTGCCGCGCGAGGCTCCGCCCCTCGTCCAGGGCTTTGGCTTCACGGCCGTAGATGTCCTGCACACAGCGGTCCACGGCGGCGCGACGGGCAGCCCAGCGGGCATCCCGATCCGCCGGAAAGACCCCCTCCATGAGGTCAATGAGCTTCTGTCTGGCCTCCACCACGGGCACACCGTTGAATGCCCATCGCCCGAGCAACCTGAGGCTCGCCTGGTGATAGTTGGCGCCGCTGACGATCTCGGCGGCCAGGGCGGCTTCATCGAGTGGCCCGGAGCGGAACCCAGTGCTGCCATGCGCAGGTACGGCCTTCCCGGTGTTCGGCTTGCCGCGCCAGAGCTCGTCGAGCTCATCTAGCTGGTCAATCGGGGTTCCTTCTACCAGGGCAACCTGATGGGCTGGATTGTTCCGGACGCTGCCGAAATAGTAGCTCTGCGACAGGGTCCAGCTCTCCCCGCTGAGCGCACCGTCAAAGACCCCGTTCAGCCGCCCCAGCAGATGGATACGCCGGTCCGGCGGAAGCTCCTCGGAGAGGGGGCAGAGCACACGCCAGCGCGGCGCGGCTTCGGTGTGGCTCGGTGAGGTGTAGGCCAGCGCCAGCAGGTCCGCCTTGGTCAGCCGCTCCACCGCTTCGGCGAGGGAGATCTGCTCGCCGTCGTAGTCGGCCTCGATGCCACTGATCGCCAGCACATTGGCGTCATGGCGCAGGCTGCCCTTCTCCGTACGCTCCTCGCCGAAACGGGCAAGCTTGAGCCAGGGCAAGCGCGACTTCTCCGATGCGGTGACCGTGTGGATGCGGTTGGCTAGTGACCGCAAGGAGAACCGCTCCTCGTGCTTACGGCCGGCACCTTGGCTCTCGAAGAAGGTGATGGCGAAGGAGCGGTCCAGCGCGCTGCCAGCGGCCCGGGAGGAGGACATGATGTTCATCTGTGCAGGTCTCCCTCAAGCCAGGCTGAGCGTGCTGATGCCGGCCGCGAGCAGGTGCCGGCGGAGGTCGCGGGTGCGCCGGAACACGGTGGTCCGGGCGCCGGCAGAGGCGTGTCTCCCCTGCTCTCCCTGCTGCTGCAGGGCGAAGTAGTGGCTCCGGCTCGCTGACGGCAGCCGATCCAACGCCCGCTGCAGATCGAGCCGGAGTTCAAGAGCAGCAAAGCTGTCCGTCGGCTGCCGCATCCAGGCTGCGTAACCGTCACTCTCGGCCAAGCTGTCGACCAGGGCGCGCTCATTCTCGCCAGGCAACGGCGCCTCCAGGTTGATCGGGTGTCGTGCCCGCAGATCCCGGCGACCGCGGCTGGACAGACGCGCGGCACGGTGGCGGAAGCAGAGATTGGCGAAGCTGCGGAGTTGGCTGCGCTCAGCGCAATAGCGTGAGAGCCGGACCAACAGGTCCAGGAGGAGCTCCTGCCGGATATCTTCGCGATCCTGGTACGGCAGGCAGCTTGCAGCGGTCATCCGACGTGCCACCCGATCCGCGTCCCTGTGCAGCAGATGAAGCTCGGTGGTGGACAGGTTCCGCGTCACTGACCACCCTCCAATGCCTGCTTAGTGGCCAGTGCTGCCGCCAGGCTGTGGAAAACGCGGATCACCGGGCGGCGATCGACCTGCCCCGCCGAGGGTGGCAGCTCGAGAGCCGCGCGAGGCAGCCCGTCACTGTCCGGCGCGTCGAGCAGCAGGTGGAGTTTGATGGTCGGCGCGCAGGAGGCGGCGCCATGCTTGTGAGCGAGATCAGACCGCGTAATGCGGTACTTCTTGGGCATCGAGAAGGTCCTCATGGAGCGCGAGGACCGCGGAAGAAGTGGCGAAGCGTGCGAGATGCTGGTAGAAAGCGGGTGTTCGACGTCCGCCTTGCCTCAGCATAGAGTTCCCGCAGCCCGCCCGGCTTTCTGCCGCGGCGGGTTGCTTCGTTTAGGCCCTGTAGCGGGGCAGCGCGGCCACCCAGCGGCGCAGACTGGCATCCAGCACCAACGTGGCGCGACCGAGTTTGACGGCTTCCAGATCACCCCTCCGGAGCGCCTCGTAAACGTTGGTCCGACTGGCGCCGGTCAGCTCCACCACACGCTCAATCCGGTGCGCGAGGGGCACCACCGCCGGTTCATTCGTCACTTGCATGCGTCGGCATCCTGTTGCGTTGGACAGGACGACCATCGCGATCAGACCCAGTGGTGGTGAAGCGGCGTAACTAGTTACGGAGCCGCGTAACTAGTTGCGGCGGGCGCTCCTGACTCTGGCTGCTAGACGTACATCGGCGCCTTGTATTGCGTGGCGGCCAGCAGCAGGTGAGGTGGCAATGGGCCAAGAGGCGGTTGTTCAGGCTCAATGAATGGAGGGAGCTGAACGATCTTATCAGGCCGCAGGAGCGGTGCCGCTGCACCACGAGGTTTGTGCTGCAGGCAGAAGTCTCGCAGCCATGCCATCCAAGACAGGAGCTGGCGGAACCGTTTAGCCTGTCGCATCGCCAGCTCAATCTGCAGGCCATGAGCAGACCAGTACTCTAGCGCCAGAATCATCGCGCCAAAGACAGGTGCTGTGCTGCCGCCGCGACTCCAGACTTGCGGCTGGTCTCGGTGGCGTGGAATTGGACCAACCCGCTTTCCCCAGGCTTCGAGAACAGCTAGCGCCCGCTTGGTGGAGGCCGTGAGTTTCGGGTGGTGCATGTACAACTGTACAATGTGGAGCAGAAGCCGCCCTGCCGCGGGGGCTGCACCTTTCTGAGCGCGGACAAACCCTGCTTCCCAGGTTCTTTTTGAGTCAGCATCCCGTAAGCGGCCGAGGCCTCCAGCGGGAATGAACAGTGTGTCTTCGATCCGAGCACGGCACCGGGCAAGCGTCGTCTCATAGTCACTGTGAACCACAGTGACGGCACGAACTTGCTCGAGCCAACGGCTTACGCGTGCCGGTGCGCCCTCCAGGAGATCAACGGCCTGCATAGCCAGGAACTCCTTCTGGCGCTGTGGATCAGAGGGAGCCATGAGAAACGCTAGGAGCTGCTGAGCGGCAACGTCGAGATCTGGATGCAGGTCGAGCACTGGTGGGTATTTCGATGACTGAGCAGCCATAGGCACTCCGTTGTTGTCCGCAGACACTGACGCTCCCCCGCTGTGCCGCGGAGAATCGCGGCTCAACGAGGCCTCGCCGAGCCGCAGCAGCGTACACTGGTGTACGCCGATGTTCATCTTTCGTTCTCGTGAGCAGGCAGACCCGCTCCAGCGGTAGAAAAAGGGCAGGACATGTGGAACAGATCACCCTCTACCTGAGTAAGTAGAGGGAGTGACGCCGCCCTCCGCTCCCAATCTCCACCTCCCGCCCCACCTCCGTGAGGTCTGTGCCCTACTCGCGGCGGGTCTCCTGCGGCTCCGCAGCCGCGCTGCCGAGGAGTTTGCACGAGATGCCGGGATAACTCGCGGCACGGGAGAGATTTCGCTACACTTCCCGGCTCACCAGAGCGGTGTTGTGGCTCCTGCAACGCGGAGCTTCACGTGAAACACAGTTCTTCGAGTTCCCGACTGGGACAACAGGCCTCGCAACCTTCCATCCCGACTGCCTCGCCAGCCAGCGTGCTGTCGCGCCTCGCTGCCCTGAAGACCGACGGCATCGTCGACCTGAAGCAGCAGTGGCGGGAGCTGTTTGGCACCGAGCCGCCGCCCTACAACCGCAGATACCTGGAGAGCCGCCTGGCCTACCGTATCCAGGAGCTGGCCTATGGCGGGCTGAAGCCCGAGACCGTGGCCCGCTTGGAGGCGCTGGGCGAAGAGCTCTACGGAGGCAGCCCGGTGATGCGCCGGATCCGCCACCAGGACCGCCCGACTGCCGGCACCCGGCTGCTGCGGGAGTACCAGGGCGTCGAGCATACCGTCACGGTGACGCGGGACGGCTATGAGTACCTGGGCCGCCCCTACCGCTCCCTCTCCGCCATTGCTCGCGCCATCACCGGCACGCGCTGGAACGGCTGGATCTTCTTTGGCCTGAAGAACCAGCGGGGTCGAGCATGACCCGGCGGCGAAACCTGCAGGGCGAGCCCACCGCCCTGCCCGCCGGCGTTCGCAAGACCCGCTGCGCCGTCTACACCCGCAAGTCGACCGATGAGGGGCTGGAGAAGGAGTTCAACAGCCTCGACGCGCAGCGGGAAGCGGCGGAGGCCTATATCGCCAGCCAGCGCGCCGAGGGCTGGGTGCTGGTGCCGGACCGCTACGATGACGGGGGCGTCTCTGGTGGCACGCTGGAGCGACCGGCCCTGCAGCGCCTCATCCGCGACATCGAGGCGGGCCTGGTGGACGTGGTAGTGGTCTACAAGATCGACCGCCTCAGTCGCTCGCTGATGCACTTCGCTAAACTCGTAGAAGTGTTCGACGCCAACCAGGTCACCTTTGTCTCGGTGACCCAGTCCTTCAACACCACCACCTCCATGGGCCGGCTGACGCTCAACATCCTGCTCTCCTTCGCGCAGTTCGAGCGCGAGGTGATCGGCGAGCGGGTGCGGGACAAGATCGCCGCCTCCAAGGCCCGCGGCATGTGGATGGGGGGCTCGGTGCCACTCGGCTACGACGTGCGGGACCGCAAGCTGGTGGTGAACGAGGCGGAGGCTGCTACGGTCCGGCGCATCTATGAGGGCTTCGCCACCATGGGCTCGGGCACCAAACTGGTGAAGGTCCTCAGGCAGGAAGGGGTGCTGACCAAGACCGGGCGGCTGTTCGACAAGGGCGCGCTGTACAAGCTGCTGCAGCACCGGACCTATCTCGGTGAGACCACCCACAAGGGGAAGATCTACCCTGGTGAGCACAAGGCCATCGTGCCGCGGGAGCTGTGGGACCGGGTGCATGCCGTCCTGCAGGTGAGCCCCCGCACCCGGGCCAACCACACCCGCCGGCAGACCCCTGCCCTGCTGCAGGGGTTGATCTTTACACCAGACGGCCGCGCCATGACGCCGACCCACACGCGGCGCCGAGGCAAGCTCTACCGCTACTATGTCAGTCAGGCCGCGCTGAAGGGCATTCCGGACGACCATGGGGTGCGGCGGCTGCCGGCTGGCGAAATCGAAGAGGCGGTCATCCAGCAGGTCCGTGCCCTTCTACGGCAGCCAGAGATCATCGTCGGCACTTGGCAGGCAGCCCGGGCAGATGCGCCAGCCCTGACGGAAGCCGAAACCCGCACCGCCCTGGAGCAGCTGGAGCCGCTCTGGGAGGAGCTCTTCCCGACTGAGCAGGCGCGCATCGTTCAGCTGCTGGTGGAGCGGGTGGAGGTCAGCCCCGGCGGCGCAGACATCCGGCTCCGGGTTGCAGGCCTGGCCAGCTTGGCACGGGACCTGGCCAGCAGGCGGCAGGGCCAGGAAGCGGCATGAGCGCTGCCACCAGCCTCACTGTCCGGGTGCCACTGACCATCCGGCACCGGCCGGGGCGGAAGACAGTGATCACCCCGGAGCCGGTCACCGAGATCGCCCCGGCTGCAGCGCCCACCTATGCGGACGCGGCACTCGTGAAGGCAGTGGCCAGGGCGCACCGGTGGAAGCGGCTGCTAGAGAGCGGGCAGTACGCCTCGCTCGGAGAGCTGGCCGCCAGCGAGAAACTCGATCGCGGCTATCTCGGCCGCATCCTCCAGCTCACCCTCCTCGCGCCGGACCTGGTCGAAGACGTGCTGAACGGGCGACAACCGTCAGAGTTGAGCCTACCGCGCTTGATTGCGGGCCTCGAACCCAGCTGGGCCGAGCAGAGGCGGCTACTCGCGGATCCAGCAGACATTCAAAAGGAGCCCCCTCATGAACCGCATTACCCTCACCCTCGATGAGAACGGCTATCTGGTCCGCATCTGCGTCGATCAGGAGGTCGAGGTCTATATCGTTCAGTCCAGCACGCCTCGGGATCGGGTGTACCGGTGGAGTTCGCTTGCTGCTGGGAAAGCTGCCGTGGAGGAGGAGATTGGTGGCTGGCGGTGGGGGACAAGGATCACTTTCCAGCCCAGCACTGACAAGCAGCAGCAAGAAACCGCCGTCATGGCAGGACACCAAGCTCATCGAAGCGGTCGCCTGCGCCTTCGATGGTAGCGGATGATGGAAACCGGCCGCTGCGGCACGATCGACGAACTGGTGGCCGAGAAGATCAACCCGTCCTAGGTCTAACGCCTCCTGCGGTTGACGCTGCTAGCGCCGGACATCGTCGAGGCGATCCTGTATGGGCGGCACCTGGAGGGCCTGACCTGCGCTGTGCTGGCCGCAGGGATGCCGGTGGATGGGATGTCCAGCGCGACACGCTCTGTGCGGACAGCCCCGGAGATGCACCCATCCTGGAGGATCGGCCGCGCACAATGAAGGCTAGCGAATCAACCGCTCTTATGAAAGAAAAAGGGTATAAATCCTCTTTGCCCTGTCTCTAGCGGAAGTCGCCTTCGATAAGGATGCTCCAGCCCAGCCGCCAAAGCCGCCTCGGGCGATACGAAACCATCACCTTCGGCGGCGTGGCGGCGCGTGCCGCCGCCCTTGCCGCCCATCCCACCAATCGACGTCTCCAGCCTGCTGGTGACACTGCAGCGGGCGCAAATGGCCCTGAGTCGCCTCGATGGTGTGGCGTCGATCCTGCCCGACACCGGCTGTTCCTCTACATGTCTGTCCGCAAGGAAGCGTTGCTCTCGTCGCAGATCGAGGGCACGCAATCCTCCCTGTCAGACCTTCTGCACTTCGAGAGTGACCAAGCCCCTGGCGTGCCCCTCGACGACGTCGCGGAGGTCTCCTGCTACGTCGCTGCCTTGAACCGTGGACTCGAGCTGCTGCGTGGCGGGTTGCCGCTCTCGCTCCACCTGATCCGCGAGATCCACGCCTTGCTGCTTCCCTCCGGCCGTGGTGCCGGCAAGCAGCCGGGCGAGCTCCGGTCCTCAAAGAACTGAATAGGCGGCCCGTGCCCCAACCTCGCCGCCTTCGTCCCCCCACCGCCGCAGCTTGTCATGCCCTGCCCCGGCGATATGGAGCGGTCCATCCATGCCGGGACACCAGAGCTGCCGACGTTGCTAAAAGCCGGCCTGATGCCCGTCCAATTCGAGACGATCCATCCCTTCTTCGACGGCAATGGCCGCCTCGGTCGCCTCCTCGTCACCTTCCTACTCTGCGCCGCGGGATGCTGCGCGAGCCGATCCTCTACCTTAGCCTCTATCACAAGATGCATCGGCAGACCTACTACGACCTGCTCGAGTGCGTCCGCGACAAGGGGAGTTGGGAGGCGTGGCTGCGCTTCTTCCTCGACGGCATGGCCGAGACGGCGGAAGGCGCGACCGAGGCGGCGCGTCAGATACTCGCTTTGTTCGCCGAGGACCGCGCGGAGATCGACGCGCTGGGGCGCAGCGCTGAGGCCGCGCTCCGCCTGCACGTCCTGAAGGCGCAACCCCTTCTGTCGGTGGCAACGGCAACCGCGCGGCTGACCCTCTCGCATCCGGCGATCGGGAGCACCATCGCCTGGCTGGTTGACCTCAGCATGCTGCGCGAAACGACCGGGCGCCAGCGCGGCCGGCTCTTCGCCTATGGCCGATACATCGACCTCCTCAACCGCGGGACGGAGCCATTGCCACAGTGTCGCGGTCTCTGGTGGCCGCCGCCATAAGACGTTGCTTTAGTAACTCGTATCGTATGATGACGAACGCTGGCTCTGAGCACCGCCCGCAAGGGGCCTGCGACGGAAATAACGAAGAGAAGGGTATTCAACTTGTCGCGTCTGACGGATTTGATAGCAAGGACGAAGGCGAAGGATCCGGCTCTCGGGGAGGAGCTTGATCGGGAGTTCCGGGCGTTGGCGTCACGCCGTGCCTTTGGCCTTAACTTCGAACGGCACCGGCCAGAGAGCGTAGAGTTGCCAGGGCGACCTGTTCGCAGAGGCGACAAGGTCCGCATTCTGCCCGATCGCGAGACGACCGCAAAGGGCGATCAGAGGCTGTGGCGGGTGGTGCAGATCACGGGAAGTGCTGCTGCGCGGACGGCGCGGATCACCCTGCTCGACACCGAAGAGCCTGAGGCGCTGGATGTGCCGATCAGTCACTTAGTTGTCGTGGCAGAGTTCCTTGACTACATTTACCCCGGCCTCGTCAGTACAGGCAAGGTGACGCACGGAAATGACAAGCCGTTTCACACTGTGATCAACGGCGAAAACTTCCATGTGTTGGAGGCGCTAACCTATACGCACCGCGCCAAAATTGACGCCATCTACATCGACCCACCGTACAATACGGGCGCGCGCGACTGGAAGTACAACAACGATTATGTGGGCGAGGAGGATTTATATCGACATTCTAAATGGCTGGCCTTCTTGGAAAGGCGGCTAAAGATCGCCGGTCAGCTTCTTAATCCCGATGCGAGTGCACTCATCATCACTATCGACGAGAAAGAATACCTTCGGCTTGGCCTGTTGATCGAACAAATATTTCCCGATGCTCGAATCCAAATGATAACAAGCGTTATCAATCCAAAAGGAACATCGCGGCCCGACCTTTTTTCTCGAGTCGAAGAGTTTATTTTTGTCGTTTTGTTCGGCGATGCGAAAGTACCAGGTGTGCTGTCAAAAGAGCATGCTGGAAAGAGAGTTCGTTGGCGCTATCTGCGCCGTGAAGATCTGGATTCTGTTCGAGGAACAAGGCCCCGCCAGTTCTACCCGGTCTTTGTTGATAAAATCACTCGCAAAATTATCGATGTCGGCAATCCCTTATCGCAAGAAGAATCGTTGGATGATGTAAATCCACCGAGTGGATGTATTGCGGTGTTCCCCGTTCGGGAAGATGGCTTGCAGATGGAGTGGGGCCTTACTGGCCCAAGTCTGATGAAGGCGGTCAAACAGGGTTTCGCGCGCGCCACTCCAGGCCATGATAAGCAGCCATTCATCATCTCTTACCTCACCGCCCCCAACATCAAGAAAGTCGAATCTGGCGAACTATTCGTAACTGGCCTTCAGGATGATGGTAGCAAAATCGTGGTTGCGCCAGAAGGTCTGGCTGTCTCGACCAACCACTGTTTGGCAAGAGACCAGTCACTCAGCAGGCGACTACGGCACCAAAATGCTAGGCCAGTTTATTCCAGGAAGGAAGTTTCCATTTCCCAAATCTCTCTACGCTGTGGAAGACACGCTTAGGTACTTCATCTCAGGGAAATCAGACGCCATCATCCTCGACTTCTTCGCAGGCTCGGGCACCACGGCTCATGCCGTCATGCGCCTCAACCGGCAAGATGGCGGGCGACGGCAGTGCATTTCGGTCACCAACAACGAGGTAGCCGCTGACGAACAGGCTGCTCTTCGGAATGCAGGTCTGCGCCCAGGTGATTCAGACTGGGAAAAGTGGGGCATCTGCGATTACATCACCAAGCCGCGAATTGCTGCGGCTATCACAGGTAAGACGCCGGACGGTAAGGACGTCGCGGGCGAGTACAAGTTCGCCGACGAATTCCCGATGGCTGAAGGATTTGACGAGAACGCCGAGTTTTTCACGCTGACCTATGAGACTCCTGTCGCCGTCAGCCATAACCTGGCGTTCAACCGCATCGCGCCCCTGCTTTGGATGCGCGCTGGCTCAGAGGGGCGGCGCATCGCTTCCCTGCCCAAGTCGGGCTGGGATGTAGCCGACACATACGGTTTGCTTGTCGATCTTGATCGTACCGGCCAGTTCTGTGATGCCGTCGCGACCCAATCGGGCATCCGCATCGCCTATATCGTGACCGACGATGATCACCGATTCCAGGCCGTTGCGAGGCGGCTACCGGGGCTCGTGGAGCCAATCCGACTCTATGAATCCTACCTCTCCAATTTCCGCTTCTCGGTGGGCCGCTAACTCATGAAGTTCACGCTCAAGGATTATCAGGAAGACGCCGTCAAGGATGTCCTGGTCAACCTCAAGAAGGCAGCCAAGCGCTGGCGCGAAGATAGGGATAAGCACGCTTTCTCACTGACCGCAACGACCGGCGCCGGCAAGACGGTCATGGCCGCGGCCGTGTTCGAGGCTTTGTTTCATGGTGACGACAATTTCGACTTCGAGCCCGATCCCGGCGCCGTGGTTATCTGGTTCAGCGATGATCCTTCGCTTAACGAGCAGTCGCGCTTCCGCCTGCTGGAGGCCTCGGACCGCATCTCCCTCTCGGACCTAGTCGTCGTTCAGAACACGTTTAATCGGGATAAGTTGGACGCCGGGAAGATCTATTTCCTGAACACGCACAAGCTTGGCCGGTCGAGCCTGCTGGTTCGCGGGCATGATCCGAACGATGAGGGCGTCGAGAAGGATGGCCAGATGCAGATCATGCCGGATCTGCGCTCGTTCACCATGTGGGACACGATCCAGAACACAATTGAGGATCCTGCGCTTACCCTTTATCTCGTCCTCGACGAGGCGCATCGCGGGATGAAGGCGACGGGTGGTGCGGCCTCCGGCGAGAAGCTCACTATAGTCAAGCAGCTGATCAATGGGGCGGGTGCGGTTCCAGGCATTCCCGTCGTGTGGGGCATATCCGCGACGGTCGACCGCTTCAATGAAGCGATGAAAGGTATGCAAGGTCGCGCCACGCTACCCCACGTCGTCGTGGATCCTGGCAAGGTTCAGGCTTCCGGCCTTCTGAAGGACATCATCAATCTCGACGTGCCGAAGGAGGCCGGCGCCTTTGATACGGTTCTCGTTCGTCGTGGGACCGACAAGCTCAAGGAAAGCTCGGCTGCCTGGGAAGCCTACGCGAAGCAGCAGGAAGACGCAGATATGGTGCTGCCGCTGATGGTTCTACAGGTTCCGAACACGCCAGATCCGAATGACATCGGCCGCGCGCTCGATACGATTTGCGAGCGCTGGCCAGAGTTGCCACCTGATGCCATCGCCCATGTATTCGGCGAGCACACCCCCCAGACGTTTGGCGCGCACACGGTTCCCTACATCTTCCCGGAGCGCGTCCAGGACTCGAGTTGGGTGCGAGTGCTGATTGCAAAGGATGCCATCAGCACTGGGTGGGACTGCCCGCGGGCCGAAGTGATGGTGTCGTTCCGCCCTGCCAGGGATAAGACCAATATCACCCAGCTTCTTGGCCGCATGGTACGAACGCCGTTGGCTCGTCGTATCCCGGGCAACGATCGGCTGAACTCCGTGGATTGCCTTCTGCCCTTCTTCGATCCGCAATCGGTGAAGGACGTTGCGAAGGCCTTGATGTCTGGCGGCGACGTGGGCGAAGAGCTGCCCGGTCGCCGCGTTCTGATCAATCCCGTTGAACTCAAGCCCAACCCAGCCCTCCCTGAAGCTGTCTGGGAGAAACTGCTCACTTTGCCATCGCAAACGCTCCCGAAGCGGCAAGCGCGGCCGGTGAAGCGCTTGACGTCGCTTGCGCATGAATTGGCCGCTGACGGGCTGCTGGCAGAGGCTGGCAAGCTGGCCCACGCGGAGATGCACAAGGTGCTACAGGGCGCGCGTGCCCGGTACAAGGACGAGATCGCGGCGGCTCGGAAAACGGTTCTCATGATTGAGGGCAGAAGCCTGCGAACGGACATGAAAGCAGGCGCAATGACCTTCGACGATTTCGTTGAGGATGCGGATTACGCAGTCATCGAGGATGCCTACCGGCGCGCGAGCCGTTCTATCAGTCCTGATCTTGCAAAGACGTACAGCGATTTCATCGCGGCGGCTGAGGGTGACTCTGATGATCTCGAAGCTGCCTTGAACGAGGCGCATATCATCGTCGCCGCACTTGGCCTCGTGTCGGGCGTGCGTGAGGCGCTGGACGTTGAGGCCGAGAAGCTCGCGACGAAATGGCTGACGAAGTACCGGGTGGACATCAAGAGTCTGTCTGACGAACGCCAAGACATTTATCGGCAGATCCGCGAGATGAGCGCCGACCCCCTGGATGTCGATCTCGCCCGTCCGACGTCATGGATGCAACCGACTTTCATGCGTGAGGCTAACGGCAGCGACACCCCATTACCGCGGTTTGAGAAGCATCTGCTTTGTGCCGAGGACGGGCTTTTCCCAGAGGACTTCAACTCGTGGGAAGGGGACGTCGTCAAGGCCGAACTGGCGCGGGCCGAGACTGTGGGCTGGTACCGCAACCCGGCGCGCACGAGCCAGGACTCGCTTGGCATCACCTACAAAGACGGGGATGAGGACAAGATCGTCCGTCCCGACTTCATCTTCTTCAGCAAAATCTCGGATGGCTCGATCGTGGCGGATATTGTCGATCCCCACGGAATTCAGTTTGCCGACGCGATCCCCAAGCTGAAGGGCTTGGCCCGCTACGCCGAAAAGTTCGCCACGGTTTATCGGCGCGTTGATGCCATCGCGAAGGTTGGCGACAAGTTTCGCGTGCTGGACCTGACAGAAGCCAGGGTACGCACGGCTGTGGAAACGGCCACGTCGATCAGGGCTTTGTACGAGAGCGACGCGGCAGACGATTATGTCGTCTGACATGCTCCTGCTCGGCCACCCAGGACTGTTGTACGAGCGCGATGCTCCGAAGAGCCGGAAATCGGGGCGTATCCTGATGAAGATGATCAACCACTACGGGGATGAAGCGATGCGGGTGTTCCGGCTGTGACGCGCCACACGATCGAGGCCGCGGAACGCCCGCTGCAGAAGATCCTCTGCGACGAGTACCTGTTCCGTATCCCGTCCTACCAGCGCCCCTATGCCTGGACAACCGAGCAGGCGGGGGAGTTATTCAGCGACATCGAGGCCGCTTGGGCGCGTGACCCGCAGCCCGGGCAGGCGGACCCATACTTTTTGGGCAGCGTCGTGCTCATCAAGGCGCCGCAGAAGCGCGAGGCCGACGTGGTAGACGGACAGCAGCGCCTCACGACGCTGACCATCCTGCTGTGCGTGCTGCGTGACCTGTCACCCGCAATCGCCGATGCCGCTCACGGGTTCATATGCGAGGTGGGGAACGCCCTGCAGGGCACGCAGGACCGTTTCCGGCTGACGTTGCGGGATCGCGACGCAGCGTTCTTTCGGAACACGATCCAGGAGCGGGGCGCGACCAATGCGCTGCCGGACCCGCGCAGCCTTGATGACGCACGCACCCGGATGGTGGAGAACGCCGGGCTGTTCCGCGAGAGGCTTTCGGGGATTTCAGATTCGGAGCGTGCCGCGCTGGCCATCTACCTGGTGCAGCGCTGCTATCTGGTTGTGGTAGCCGCATCGGATCAGGAATCGGCGTTCCGCATCTTCTCGGTGATGAACTCGCGCGGCCTGGACCTCTCGCCCGCTGACATCCTGAAGGCCGAAATTATTGGCGCCATCCCGCAGGCGCAGCAGGACGACTACACCGAGAAGTGGGAGGAGTTGGAGGCGGAGCTCGGCCGGGTGCGCTTCGCCGAGCTGTTCGGCCACATCCGCACCATCCACCGCAAGCAGAAGATGAGCGAGACGCTGATCGCTGAGTTCCGCAAGCACGTCCCCATGGCGAAGCAGCCAGCGCGTTTCCTGGATCAGGAACTCATCCCCTTCGGCGAGGCCTTCCACGCCATCAGCGACGCCAATTTCGAGACGTTCCAGCACGCGGACGCGATCAATGCGACGCTCCGCCACCTGGCGCGGATCGACAATTTCGACTGGCAGCCGCTCGCCATCCAGGTCTTCGCACAGCACAGTACCGACCCAGCCTATCTGCTGCGCTTCGTGAACGCGCTGGAGCGCTTCGCCTATGGGCTATTCTTGACCCGCGCGGACACCAATGCGCGGATGCGACGGTATGGCGCGGCGCTGGAGGCGTTTCAGCGGGGAGCGGACTTGCACGCGGCGGATGCACCCCTTCAACTGACGTCGGACGACAAGGCAGGGGTGCGCCAAGCACTCGCAGGCGACATTTACAGCGAGACCCGCATCCGTCTCCCGCTGCTGCTGCGTCTCGATTCAATGCTCGCGGCAGGGGGCGCCATCTACGACCATGCGACCATCAGCGTGGAGCATGTGCTGCCGCAGACGGTGCAGGCGGGCGGGCAGTGGGCGGCGGACTTCCCCGATCCCGCGCAGCGCGAGGCCTGGGTCCACAAGCTGGCCAACCTGCTTCTGCTGACCCGACGGAAGAACGCGCAGGCGAACAATGCGGATTTCGCGGTGAAGAAGGCGAAGTATTTCAGCCCGAAAGGCGGAACGAGCAATTTCGCCATTACCAATCAGGTGCTTGCGGAGCCTGTGTGGACGCTCGACGTCTTGCAGCGACGCCAGGATGCCTTAATCGCGAAGATCGCCCAGGTCTGGGAATTGTGAAGAACACGGTCAGAGAGTCAGAGAAATTCGCCGGCCAGTTGCTTCTGAAGGCCGTTGTCGATGTTGAAAGCCTCCAGGTCGCCGGCAGAGAAAGTTTTGAAAATCAACTTCTTAAACCTTGTAGGATAAATCCGACTACCCCCGAGCTTCGGAGACTTTCGAGCCTCCGGAGAGCGATCACTGGGATCGTTGTGTTCTCCAACCTCAAGCCCGCGCAGCAAAACCCCAAGAAACCTGCGGTTCACGGCGTCGCCAACCATGGGATTCTTGAGGTTGGAAAACCGACTGGAGCTCCGAAGGGGATTCAAATGGACACTTCGAAGAACCCATCGCTGCACCCGATTTGGTGGCAATCCGGGTGTGGGGCGGTGCTTCCCCCTTCTGATGGGGCTTGGTGATCGGCCTGGCGCGGCTGGTGCCGCTATTCGCTGGGGCT